GTGCCGTTATCTTCAAAAACCGTAACTAATAAACTTTCAAGATCAACTCTTTTGTTGCTGATCTTATATACAAGCGGACTATTATAGTTGACATTGTAAGTATCGCTAAGATAGTTGCCTTCGTAAATAATAATGTTTTCACTCGTATATACGAAGTTAGAACCAGAAGGCGTTCTATTTGTAATAACAACATTTTCAGTCGTACTAAAGTTATAAGTGAAGTCATCTACGCGAGCAGTGAACGAAGTGCCTTTTGGCACAATGATCGATCTTTTCGCTGCGTCTGTTGATGTGATAACCAATTGAATCGTAGCAGAAGATGATCTAAAAGAACGCGGAAGATAGTTCAACTCTTTGGCATGCGAGATCACGCTGTCGCGCAACTTGGCAGAATCGAGGAACATCTCGTTGCTAACCATGTTCAAGTAGAAAGCATTTTGATATGTGTTGTAAGACAGCAAGTCGAGAAGAACCGAGAGGTTGCTTCCATCAAAGTCATAGTCCTTAAATCGATCTTGAGCCTTCAAAAAGGTCTTGAGCGAATCTTTATAGGAATCGAAATCTAGCTGTGTAAGTACTATACTGGAATCTGACATTATCTTACTCTATAAAGGGTTAGCTGAAGTGACTGAGGGTTAGCATTATTTATGATCTCGTAATAGATTGATACGTCGTAAGAATGAGCGAACTCGTTCGACACTACCAACACATCTATCACTCTTGCTCTTGGTTCATATTTTGCGACAGACTCTTTAATTGCATCTTTCATTAAGTCGGCTGTCATTACAGAAATATCTTCGAATAAGAATCTACGTAAGCCACCACCAAATTCAGGATTAAACAAACGTTCTTTGGTATTGGTCGACAAGATATTACGCATCGAGCGTCTCACCGACTGTTCATCTGTGTGCAAAGCAAGTCTTTTGTTTTGCGGATGCACGTTGAAGTTATTATAAAAGTCCGTAAATACCGGATCTCTTGTAACCGTTTTTCTCGTGGTTAAAGCGTCTATTCTGTCTGTCATGGCACCCTGCTTTTATCTTATTTATACTGGAATCAGCTCGCCGCCTGGGCCAATCGATGCTATTAGTGTTTCAGTAACGTTATAGTTTTCGATAGAAGCGTTAGGAACATCGTCTCCGAGATCATCTATTTGCCCTGTCGCAGCAAAGTTTTGATAATCTTCATTGCTACCGATGGCATCAAGTGATGGTCCTGCGGTTCTCGTAAAGGTATACTTTATCATGATTCCAGAAGCTTTGTTTGTTTCAAGGTACGATACCAGTTTATTACTGCCGTCGTACACAAAGTAATTCATGATCATTTCATTGTCTTCATATCTTACCACTTTACCATCTTCGGTCGTGGTAACTCCAGGTTCTGGAGGTGTAGTTTCAGGTGATCCAGGAGGATTCATATCACCATAAGATTCTACTACTGGCGTCGGTTCATTCACATCTGTAAAGAAGTATCCATTTTCGCTGATCATACTATAGTAGTTCCTGCAGGTATTGCCCACTTTGGAGATACTTCAGGATTCGGTTCGAGTCCGTACTTAGTTCTCTTTACTTCGATACAATTTGGAATCAGTTTTAGCAATGCTTCAGGTATACCGAAGATAGGTTTCAAAATGATATTTAATACGTCGCAAATTGATACCTTACCGCGAATGATATTAACGATCAATCTGATTGCCTTAATAATCTTCTTCACGATAGGGAACTGATTTAAAATCCATCCTGGAGCCTTGAGTAGAATATCGTAGATCTTACCCATCAGATCACCTTGAAAGAATCTCTTAATCTTTTCCATGGTATCTTCGAATGCGTCTTCAATACGATGCCACAATTCTTCCTTCGAGTGAATCGTTTCTTTCTTCTTACGAGTTTCTTTATCAAAACCAATTAGATTAGCGAGAGTGCCAAATAAAGGTATCGGTAAATTCAAGACAAAGTCGATCAACTCGTTGAGTAATTCTTCTCCAAAGTCCTTAGCTGCTTTACCTGATATTACATCTTCTTTGGCCTTCTTAATCTTCTTCTTTAAGTCTTCGTACTTGGCCTTCAGTTGTTCTTTAATAGGCTTCGTAGGATCAATAAACAAGCCGAGTTTCTTGATGAGTGGACCAATAATAGGAATTTTTGTAAGTAGACCGATCATGACATTGATTGCTTTACCAATGAAGTCGCTGAGTAGTTCTTTCATCCACTGTAATGCTTTATGCCAAAACTCTTCTGCCTCGTGTTCTGGGCTCTTGATGCCTAATGTGCCATCATACTTTCCATCACCAAAGAAGTCTCGAATCTCTTCGACTCTCTCGGCCATTGCAGCCTTGATCTTTACCTTACCTTCTTTGGTAAAGAAATCCTTGACAACTGGACGATATCTTTCAACTGTCCCGTCTTCCTTCGGAAGATCCACTGTACCAATGAATGGAATTGGAATCATGAGCGGATTGGGAATACCAAGAATGTTGATAATCTTGAGCAGAGCTTCGACGATCTTCTTCTGAAACCAGACGTCAATCTCTTTCATGAACTCACGAACTTTGTACTTCAATTGTTGTTCTTTTGACTTGATCTTCTTCATCACGTCTGTCATGAGAAGTCCAGTAATATCGTCTACTAGCTTCTCCATCTTACGAATGGCATCGATCAGTTCTTTACCACACTCGTCTTGAATGAACTTGGCTTGAAGTTTAAGTTGAGAGATGATCTTCGAAATGCCTACGAAGTAATCTTCCATTTGACGGAAAGATATCTTTCCGCCCGCAGTACACACAAGACCAGGAACATCAGGAACGTATACTATTGGTTTCATGCGTTCAACCCAATTAAAGGACTGAGTATGTCCACCACGCCAGATTTTGATACTATCTGTACACTTCCGTTGTTTGCATAAATGCCTACATTACCTTCATTAGCATAAATGTCGACGTCCGATTGTGCAGTGATAGTAATCTTTCCTTGGTTACATGTGATCTCAATATTTTGATCACCCTTCTCATTACCAACATTAAAGATCGTCATGTTACCGGCAGCCAATTGAATATGATCTTTCACTGACTTTGTAACGATGCTACCATCTGGTAGAATCTCGAGGTAAGAACCAGTCTTATGATAAACTTGAATGCGTTCCGATCCAGGAGTGTCGTCAAATTCAACGAGATGCCCGCCGCGGGTAGTCATAGTATGATTATAAGGATATTTTGCTTTATATTTTGATTCGGGTTCAACATAAAAACCATCATCTGTCTTAATACGGTTCTGTGCTTTTAGTTCAGGTTCACCTTGACCACGAGCATATGAAGATACACTATGATCTCCTTCAGGAGCAAAGTTGATGACTCCTGTAATGTATGCTGCTGCTTGATCTGGGAATTTCATACACATGACACGTGTGCCTTTGAGCAAACCTGTCGGGCTAAGACCAACTCCGCCAACACCTGCGCTAATAGTAGGCATTACGATATATGCCGGAACAAGATTTTCAGAAGATACTCTGTTCGAGTGACCGAGAATTTCTCTGACAAGAACACGTCCAGTTTGTGGTTCGTCTGCGCCAAGTCCAAGCTCTGAAGCCGGATCTTCTGCTACGATACCTTCAAAAAATTGTGGGGTTTGCATTTTTCATCCTCTATTAAACATGCACGATTGGTAGACCGGCTATGCCGTCTTTCACGATCTCGAGTCCTTGCATATACTCTGCTTTCTCATTGAAAGTGAGTACATGTCTACACTTCGTAACGATATAGTTACCTGCTGTCATTTGACTATCTTCTCTCACTGGATTCTCTTCACCGCGTGAAAGAGCATCATATTCTGGCAGTTGGCAACGAATCACATCTCCTGTCGAGATTGTGCTATCTCCGTAAATGGTTATTTGAGAGATGGTCGTCAAGAAGTGTGCCATATAATACGGCAAGTGATTCTTCTTCTCAGCGCGTTCTGCATTTTCAGTCTTCGGATCGATCATCACGATCTGAATATCGCCTTCATCTTCTCCCATCTCGTTTTGAGTCTTGAGAGTACTCGATATAGATTTTGGATTAAGAGTTTCGAAATTAAGATTCTTTGGATCTACTTTCCATGGGATTAATTCACCAGTCACACGATTCATTAGCTGAACGAGGTTATTACCTGCGCCGATTCTTCTCGCTACACCTTGGTTACCATTTTGAATTGACTTGAATGCAAGAATGTTTCTCCACTTGGCACCTTCGATGTTTGTATTGGTAAGAGTGGATTGCATGAAACACTTATCACCGATATTCTCTTTGCCTTCTTTGATCATCATTTCCATGCTCTTAAAAACAAACCCGTATTTGTTTTCGAAGAAATAGAAAGCGTGTCCTCTAAACTCTGTCGACATAGCATATTCTACACGAATCTGATCGATGCATTCCATCGGTGTTTTTCTGGTGAAGTTGAAGGCATGAAGCCCGCGGGTTTTCTCTGCAAAGAATGGCTTTTTTGAACCGATAGATTCGAGATAAGCTTTTACCGCGTTTTCGGAGGCGAGCATCTGCTCAGTGAGAGGTAAGTTACGTATCGTAGCAGATTTCCATACTTCGTAAGTTACGCATGATAACTTATAAGCGATACCCTTATCATCACTCGTCGGAACTACTGGATCCGCAGCTACAACATAAAATTCGTAGCGAATTGAAGATTTGGGATTTATATCGTTTGTAGTAAAGTCGATAACGATCTTCTTGTCAGTAAAGATGAAGTGATTAAACATGCCCTTGGCATCGTAAAACTCAAAGTCTGCTAACACAGATGGATTATGAATGGACTCGTAGATATTTGCTTTTACACAGACAGGAGTCAATTGGATAGCTTTACCACAATCAACCGTTTTGGCCGTGGCATCGATCATTACAAATTCGTTGAGTTTATACTGTCCGTCTCTAATCGAGTTCATATTATGTACTTAACCGTTGAATGAATTGTTTCTCAACTTCTGCAAGATAAGAAGATTTTAATACTACAACATTTTTCTTCATCTCATTTGTTTCTTGTTCATCGTCGTATGCATTCACAGCATACCAATAAGAAGCTTCTTCGTCAGAGATATTTTGATTGAGAAGGGTAACAGTATTGATACCTTCAGAAGTATTAGCTACGAAAGTTCCTGATACATGTTTTATCGTTAGAGTTTTTGCATCAGCATCCACGAAGTCAACAGTAGCAATTGCTCCCGTACTCGTCTGAGATACTTTATCTCCTACAACGAATGCAGAAGGAGAAGCAGACAAAGTAAGAAGAACTATTTTATTGGTAGATACTATCCAATCTTCTTTGATTCTTTCGTAACCTAAAATGGCTCCAGTGTTTGCTAACTTTGGTTTCCAATACTTTCGAAGATTGACAGTCTCATCTGCTTGAAGAGCTTCATACTGTGCAGGTGTAATCAATCTTTCGTCAGTATGCCAATTGTTTCTATAAAATTTTGTAACGAGTCTGGCATTCGACGGAGATCCATACTTTGTATCAATATAGCTCTTAAAATCTGGTGTTGATTTATAGTAATCATAGTAAGGATCAACGATGTTGTTTGTAAGATAGATCATCCAATCAAACTGAGAAGAACCGTAATAGTTATAAGATAATAGATCTGGTCTCTCGAATCCTTCTTCGAGAGTAAACTGAAAGGTAGAGTAAATATCTTTCTTCGTCTGGTCCGTAAAATCAACACGTGCCAAGATATTCTTGGCAACTACACCATCATAATCGACTACTGGAAACCTATCAAAATATCTTGACATCTTTATGTTCCTGTCTTAGCTGGCAAATCGGACTTATCTGAAGCGCCGATTCCCTTAATAGAATCATTAACCTCTTTGAGAGTATCTTTCAACTTAAGGCCAGATCCCTTTTCTAACTTATCAACCAACTTACTCCACATTTCTTGTAAACGATCTCCGCCTTGGCGACCGTAACGATCTGCTGTCTGCATTTCTGTCTCAAGCATTGAGATCGAAACTTCAATAAATGCCGGGTGGTGTGTTCCTTCGAAGAATGCTGGCAATCCTTGAGGAGAGTAGTTGATTTCTACTGATTGAATCAAGCACGGAGAAAACATAATTAACGGTTCTTTCATGCTTTTGCCATCTTTATCTTTTCCACCGATGACGAGCTCTGGCTGACAAAGGAAAGGATATGCCAATGCTTGAGTACCGAGACTACTAAACGCAGGAAGAGAGAAAGCCTTCATAGCTTTTAGCATAGTCATAAGCTGTTCACTCTCACGTGGATTTCGCGGAGCAAATGTCCACTCAAAACGATGTTGACGAAGAGGAACTCCGCTAAACAATGCTTGAACGTGAGGATTTGGAACTGCGCCGGTAGTTTGACCGACCGTACTACCAATATCTCCGGTAGCCTGAACGGCTTTACTATAGAGTAATGCGATGGCTGCTTCTTTTGCTACTACTGCTTTATTTGCGCCTGGAACGAGAGCTTTTTGTACGGCATCTGCGATACCGCCTACGCTTCCTGTTGCTTCTTGATCAATCGAGATCTCGAATGTTTCTCTGATTCCTTTTGGAAGAGGAAGAGCAAAGGCTTGTACGAACTTCAATGTGCCCTTTGTTTCTGGAGCAGGGCGCTGATATTGTTTGAACTTGAACGCCATATAGTAACGATCACTAATATGATCCGGAAACTGAAGTGTAGGTAAACCATCTACGCTGACTCTGTTTGATGCGCGTTGAATAGCATCAACATATGTTTCTGCTGCGCCTGATGCACCTACAATATTACCAGTTTTAGGATTAAAATTGTTACGAATGTCAGCACACGAAGCACGCTTCATCTCGCTCGTAAATGTCTGGAAATACTTGTCTTCGAGACCAGATGTCAGAGCATCTCCGAAACGAGCAGAAAGCTCGGCGGCGATCGAATCAGATAGACCGAGCTTCTTCAAACCCTTGGCAAAAAGATCCTCGACTGCATTCTCGAGTTTATCTTCGAGTTTGTTCGTGATCTTACGGGAAAATCTATTCAGCAAACCGCCGACATCTTTTTTAAAGCCGTCTAGGTTTACTAGTTTGTTATCTCTTGAGGCCATGTTATCTCTCAGTTATAAGTCTTCAATCTTATTTATAAATAGATCCATGGCTTATAAGGGAAAGTTTCGACCAAAAAATACTAAAAAGTATATTGGCGATTCGAATAATATCATATATCGTAGTCGGTGGGAACTCAAGTTCATGATGTACTTAGATTCTCATCCTAATGTGGTGCAATGGGGGAGTGAAGAGCTGGTGATTCCGTATCGCTCTCCGATTGACAATCGAGTTCATCGATACTTTCCTGACTTCATTGTCAAAAAGAAAACGCCAGAAGGCAAGATTGACACAGTAGTTGTAGAGATTAAACCTCATGCACAGACGCGGCCTCCAGTGGTGATAAATAAGCCTAATAAGCGTTACATTAATGAAGTCATGACATGGGGTGTCAACGAAGCCAAATGGAAAGCTGCAGCAGTATACTGCAATGACCGCGGCTGGAAGTTCGACATACTCACTGAAAAAGAACTAGGAATTAAGTTTTAATGGCAATAGTCTTTGATACCATCATCACACAAGGTGTTCGTTCAGGACAGATTCCTGCACGTACTAACTCTGCGCGCGAGTGGTTTCGAGATACTGCTGGTAAAATGAATCGAATCAATGAGCGTGAGATGATGAAAGGTGACGTGAGTCGCATGACTACTCAGCCTCTTCTCGGCTCAATGTATATGTTCTACTATGATCCGAAACATAAAGAAGAGTTACCATATTACGATAGATTTCCTTTGATCTTTCCATATAAGAAAGTCAAAGG